AACGCCTGCAGGTTGGCCGTGTCGGTCGTGCGGTTCCCAGTGGGCATCGGGGCCTGCATGGCGACGTAAGGCAGGGAGTTGTAGGACCGTGCGCCGTCGCCCACCTTCACCATTCCGGTGTCCGTCTCGACCACCAACTGCCGGGCATCGGGGGTCGGGTTGGCGGATGCAAGAGCGGAGGCGGAACTCCCCATCTGAAGCATCGTCTTGTGCTCGGTCATCGGCTACAGCCTTCCCATTGCGATATAGGCGACGTCGACGGGGGTCGCGCTTGTGCGGTAGATCCATCCCGTGAAGCCCGTTCGGGTTACTGATGTGACGGCCACCCCCTTCACCACCGACCCGGGCACCGTGGTGACCGGGCAGGCGATGATGGTGGGGGTAGCGGCGAATGGTGTACCGAAGGTGACGGCCAGCGAGGTGGGGGTGTTGGCCACGGGGGTGATGTTGATAACCCCCGCCTTCGCTACCAGCGCGGCGGCTGACTGCCCCAGCACCCCGGCGTAGGCGAACTGTCCATCGGTGAACGCTGCGCCCGCCGCGAACGCCTGCCAGGACACGTAGGTGCCGGCAGTGTCGGTGCGGTACACCCACAGCAGGAAGCCCTTGGTTGTGACGTTGGAGACGCTGACGCCCTTGACGGTGGAACCGATCACGGTGGTGTTTGCCGTGACCATCACCTGCGGGATTGTCGGGAACTCCGAGGGGAATGCCACCCACGCCGAGGTCGGGGTGTTGGCAACCGGCTTGACTCGGGCGACCCCGGCCTGCGTGAGCCGGCCGGGGATGATCTGGTTGAGCTTGGCTGCGGTGGCTACCTCGCCGTCGGTGAACGTGTAGGTCATTGGCTCCTCCTAGGCGACAGCGGCCCAGCGGACCGGGAACGCGGCGGTACTGGTGCGGTAGACCCAAACGGTGAAGCCGGTCGTCGAGACGCCCGACACCGATACGCCCAGCACCTCATCGCCGGGGTGGCTGGTGTCCGGTGTAGCGACCACGCGGGGCGTTGTCGTGAACGGCGTACCGAAGGTGACGGCCAGCGAGGTGGGGGTGTTGGCCACCGGGGTCACAGTGACCCCGCCGGACTGCATCGCCCCGCCCTGGTAGGCCGAGGCATTCAGGTCTGCTGCTGTGATCGCCTCCCCTGCCGTCCATGCCGATCCGGGAGTGACGACCGGGCCGAGCGGTGCAGCAAGCCGTCCGCCTCCGACGATTCCCCGAACCGTGTCACCCACGACCAGCAGCCGGTCGCGCAGGTCGGCCGCGGTGGTGAACTGGAGCGTCCACTCGGCAATGCCAAGGGTTTCGATGATCGAGTCGACGACGCCAGTCTCTGTGGTGGATGGCAGTTGCGCGGGAAGGCCGGGAATGTCGAGGACTGCGCCGATGTCGGCAAGTACCATCCGGGTCACGCTCAGCCCATGCTCGGTACCCCCGTCGACGGTGCCGCCCGCGCTGGTGTCGCCGTCAATCGAGCCGTCAGCGCTGATGTCGCCGTCAATGAGTCCCAGGATTACACCGTCCAGCGTGAGGATGTCGAACGGTGCGGCCGGGAACCGAGGCTGCGAGGTCGAGGCTACGGCAACCCAGTCGGACACCGACTGCCCAGCGGATGCAGGCAGCACGCCGGGCAGGTCAGCCTGCCCGGCACCGGTCGAGCTGGTCGCGGTGTAGGTGGTCCCGTCCGGCCACGTCATGACGGCACTCTCCACGTCGCCGGTGGGATCTGCGCCCCACTCGACGGCGGGATCGATCTCAGCAGCCGGTGCGATGACCGGCGTCGGGTTGTAGTCCCACGCCGACACCACGACATTGCCGTCGCCGTCGACGAAGATCCGGGACAGCGACCCTCGCGCGTAGGAGCTGAGCTGATCCAGTGCGGTGGTGCCTTCGAGCTTGGCCATCACCACGGGCTGGTCACTGCCTTGCGTAACGACCGTCACCGGACGTCCCGCCCAGGTCATGACGGCCGCGACAGCCGAGGACATCGTGAACATGACGTACGGCCCGGTCAGGGTGTCGGTGTCGAGGTTGGCGGGGACAGTGCCCGACCACAGGGCCAGGTGCTTGACCTCGCCGTCGTACATGGAGGAGCGGCCCGACTCGACCCACATACCGGCGCCGACGCTCACCAGCGAGTCGTACATGCGGTCGGAGTTGTGGCGCGATCCGGTGGTGCCGGAGCTGCCCAGTTTCACCGTCGAGGACGTGACGGTCAGGGTCTCCATGCCGCCGCCCCACGCGGAGGTAGAGGTCGACATCACGTAATCGATCGGGTCGCCGGAGGAGTCCTGCATGGTCTCGATCGCGGAGAACTTCTTGGTGCTGGAGTCGTACCAGATGCCGACGCTGTAGGAGTCGGTGCCGATCTGCACGACGTAGCCGTCCTTCGGCGCTGTCGCCGGGGTCGGGAACACCGACAGTGACCACGACGTGGGAAGGTCGATGCCCACATTCGTCCGCAGGTAGCCGTCGCGCTTCACGCCATCGGCGAACACGACGCCACCGGCACTGTCGGTGGGCAGCACGACGCCGCCACCGAACGAGATTTCCCCGTCGGAGCCGACCGTGGTCGGGGGCAGCGGAACGCGCGACTGGTTGCCGGACTGCTCGGCGCAGATGTCCGAATCCGTCAGCGGCCAGTAGGCCAGCGGCCCACGGGCTGCCGTGGCCTCAACGGCCACCGAGCGCAGCGTCTTCTCCGCGACCAGGCCGAACACGTCTGTGCAGGACAGGTTCACGACACACTCGGTTGCGGGCCCGTTCAGCCAGGCCAGCGGCTCGGCGTCGACGAAGCCGTAGAAGCGTCCCCGCCACGCCCCGTTGAGGTAGGCGCGCAGCCGGATCGGACGGAACCGGGTCAGGTTCGGGTAGTACGAGCTGGCCGCCCTGCCGGGGGTCAGCGCGCCGTCGTCATTCTCCAGTGTCAGCGTGAACGACCCGGTGGTCACGTCGCCCGCATCTCCGACGCCACGGGTGATCTGCATCGGGGTGCCCCAGTCGGAGAACGCAGCCAGCCGAGAGGTCAGGTCGACCCAGCCCCCACCGATCCACTGTTCGAGGATGACTTCAGGAACACCGGTCACGTCATCCCCTCACGGTCTCAGCGATCCCAGCGGAACTTGCGCCCGTTCGAGCGCCACAGTTTGTAGAGCTCGGATTCGATGTACTTGGCGAACTCCTTGGGCGGCGCCGCCCGACCGGAGAAGTTGGCCTGGATCACAGGGCCACTGCTGCCGCCGGACTGGCCGGCCAGTGCACGGGACTGGCCGTTGCTGTGAACCCGGGAACCGGTAGGCAGCTCCAGCAACTCCGGGCCAGCGTCACCGACCCACGCCATGCCGCCCGGGGTGGACGGGTGGCCAGAGGCGTAGACCGAGATTCGCTTGCCGCCACTGACGCCGATGTCCCGGACCCGGATGCCGTTGATGCCGGTCTTGCGGACGTGGGCGTTGATGTCGATCTTCTTGCCCTTGAGCTTGTCGATCCTCTTCTGGAGCTTGTCGACCTCTTTCGTGTCGCCCTTGGCCTTGGCCTCGACCTGCTTGCCCTTCAAGCCCTTGATCTGCTTGTCGAGTTCCTTCACCTGCTGCTTGGCGATCACGGCGCCGGTGTCGACCTTCGGCTCTCGGGACAGCGCCTCCATGCCGGAAGCGACGGTCTTGAGGGAGGACTCGATCGCGCCGACCTGCTCGGCGGCCTTCGTGGCCCACTCGAAGCCGGGGATCTTGCCGAGCGCCTCAAGCATCATTCGGACGCCACTGACGCCCTGTGCGAAACCGCGCACGAGGAAGGCGAGGCCGGGGAGGACGTACTTGCGGATGATGTCCCACAGTCCACCGAGCGCCGAGCCGACCAGGTCGAACGCTGCCGAGGCACCCTTGGCGACGGCCGGGTTCGCGTCGAGCCAGTCGATCACGCCCTGCCCGGCGTCCATCAGTCCGAGCAGCGCGGGCTGCAGCTTCTCGCCCACCGACTCCTGCAGGTTGCCGAAGGTAGCGGCCAGGATCTTGGACTTCTTCTCGGCTGTCGGGACCGAGTCAGCGAAGCCGCCAACCTTGTCCTTCAGTCCAGCCATGACCTGCGCGTAGTTCTTCGCCGGGTCCTTGGCGTCTTTGAAGTTGATGCCCAGACCCTTGAGCGCCTTGCCCTGGCCCATCACGGCCTTGCCCAGGTCCTTCGCTGCGGTCGGGAGATCCTTCCCGGTCTTCGCTGCGTAGTCCTGCAGTAGCGGGGTCATGGCCATGATCTGCTTGCCGGTCAGCTTGTAGGCGCCGAGCTGAGCCTGGGCCGCCGCGGTGTCGTCGGCGTCGATCCCACGCTTGCGTTCGAGGACGTCGTTGTACTTCCGCATCGATTCGATGCTGACGTTCTGGACCTTGGGGAACCGGCGGTAGGCGTCCTCAAGCTTCTTCTGGCTCTTGTCCGCGTCCTGGAATGCGGCGATCGAGTCGCCGCCGAACTTGACCGCAGCGGCACCGGCTACCAGCAGTCCAGCGGCAATAGCGATGCCGGCGCCCTTGGCCATCCCGCCGAGCTTGCCGAGCTTGCCGTGGGTCTTGCCCGCCTCGTTGCCGACGCCCTTCAGCGCCTTCGATGCGGTCTTGTCCTGACCGAGCAGGACGAGCTTGAGGGCGGTGTCAGCCATTGCGTGCCGCCTCCCTCTTATGCTCGTCGATCGCATCGCGGTAGGCGTGCCAGTCGCGCACGGCCACACCTTCGATGTCTGCCCGCTTGAGGTTGAGCAGGATCAGCGCCGAGACGATCCGCTCATCGATCTGTTCCTCGGCGGTCTGGGTGCGCCGCTGCCGCCACCGTCCTGCCGGGATTACGGGGCGGCCGGGTCTTTTCCCGCGGACTCCTCGTCAGACCAGAAGTCCAGCTGCTCCCAGTTCCAACGGCCGATCGCGTCGGCCAGCGAGATCTCCTCGCCTGCGCCGACCTTCGCGGCCCAGATCGTGATGGAGAGCGAGAGCTTGAACTGCGGGTGCTTCTGCTGTGCCTGCCAGTCGGGCAGGGAGTTGATCTCCTCTGCGATGGCGAGGATGTCGTCCCACGTCTTCGCGTCGGTGTACTCCTTGCCGCCTCCGGAGAGCCAGTGCTCGACCCGGATCTGTTCCCGCACCTGGATCATGTCCAGCGGGAACCACTCGTAGCGGGTGCCGTCGAGAATGAATCCAGCGCTCATAGTTCAAGCTCCTTCATGATGTCGGTGATGACCGCGTTGAACTTCAGCGCGACGCTCTCCGGGATGTGCTGAAGCGCCTCGTCGAACGCCTCGGCGGGGACCTTCTGGTTGACCCAGGCCCACTGCCTCACGGTGTTGGACGACGTCTTGATGCCCTTCTTGGTGGCCGTCGCCTTGGTGAAGGTGCGGGTCCGCTCGGGATCGGCGAACACTGGGTGCCGCAACATGCCCCGGTTGAGCAGGGACAGTTGTGACTTCTTCTTGGAGCCCAGCCAGAGGTTGACGCCAGATGGACGCGCCGAGGTTGAGATCGGCGAACTGCCCTTGAGGTACGCCTGCAGCCCGCCGCGCTTCGGCATCTTCTCGATGCCGTACTCCAGGACGTGGCGACCCAGCGGCGGCGCGGCCTCCCGCAATCGCTTGCGGTAGATCCGCGCCACCTTCTTGTCGATGTCCTTGAGCTTCGCCTGCAGCCGCTGGTAGTCCTCGGCCGAGACGTACTCAGCCATGGCTAGAGCGCGGTGTCGAGGGTGCGCTGCGAGATTGCGAGCAGCGGGTTCGTGTCGTTCTCCAGCGCCTTGAAGTTGCAGGAGGCGACCGTGACGTCGGCGTTCGGCTTCGGCAGCTCACCCTCCAGCCGGAGGTTCGCGACCGCAACCTGCAGGGTCGCCTTGCCGACGCTCAAGGTTTCGGCCTCGAAGTTGAGGACCAGCGTCAGGTCGGTGTCGGCGAGGTAGCCGTCCCGGTAGACGACGTCGGTGTACTCGATGCCGACCGTGCCCGTAACCGCAGCAATGCCGGGGACCGGGATGTTCTTCCGGCCACCGGTGCCGAACACGAACCGGGAGATGTTGGCGTTGCGGGCAACCTCGAGGCTCCAGTTCGTCACGTTCGCCAGGGCCGTGCCGCCGGTCGCCAGCGCGGTCGTGGTGGCCGGGGTGTACGTGCCGCCGAAGACCGAGGCGCCGGCGAAGCTGAACAGGCCGGCGGTGGTCGGCGGACCGGAGTAGGTGGCCAGCGCAGTGGCGGTCAGCATGTCCCGGGCGTCGACGTCGAACTTCAGCTGGAGGAGTCCGGCGTTGTCCATGCTCAGTCCCCACGAGGGGACGACGCAGCCGTTGTACGTCATCGGATCGATGGTGGTCGAGCCGTCGACGCCGATACGCGGGATGCCCTGCTGCATCGTGAACGGCTTGAGCACTCCGCCGAGGATGTGGTTCACCTGGTACACCGCGCCGGAGACGACGGTGTTGGCGGGGGTGCCACCCATCAGCTTGTTGAGCAGGTAGCCGAACCCGCGGCTCAGGACCTCGGTGTTGAAGCTGCCTCCGTAGTCGAAGTTCGGGGTCGCGCGGCGGGACCGGCGGTCACCGACCTGACCTGGACGAAGGGACTCGCCCTGCACCCGGTTGGGCCGGAAGTCCATGCCATCGCCGGGCTTGTGCTCGAAGCCACGGGTCACCGTCACGGGGGTGCCGTAGGTGGACTCGTCGCCGAGCATCAGCTGGTAGTCGAGAACGCTGCTCATCTCTTACTCCTTGGGCTTCTGCGGCGTCTGCCGCGGGGCGGGCTTCTTGACAGTGAGGGCCACGCCCTGCGACTGGAGGTCGGCCGCGATCGCGGCGGGAACTTCTGCGGTGTCCCCGGCCTTCACGCCAGACAGCCCCAACGTGGGGAAGTCCCGCGGATCCGGGTTGGTGAACTTGATCTTCACGGGGTCACTCCTTGAGTTGGGCTTCGAAGTCGACGGAGAAGCGGATCGCACAGGCGGCACTGCGGGAGGACTGCACCTGGTCGGGAAGGCCGCCGGTGAACGAGGTCGAGATCAGCCCATCGACGCCGCCCAGTCTCGTGTCGTTCTTGAGGATGCGCTGGACTGCGGCGATGGTCGCGAACGCCCCCTGGCGGGCCGCCATCTGGTCACCAGAGCCGTCGTAGCTCAGTGCGATGCAGTTGACCGTCCCCGACTCCCTGCGGCCCGCAGTGGTCGACATGTTCCAGACCTGGTCGAACTTCCCGGCGTCGGAGTCGTCGCGTCGGGGGTCGCCCATGCCGATGAACAGGTAGTGCTCGGCGTCGTCACCCTCAGGGCCCGGGCCATCGATGACGGCCCGGTCGGGGAGGGCTGCAGTGCAGAGCTCGAGGAGGGCGTCGACCACGTCCGGCCAGATCGAGACGTCAGCCATTGCCGATCGCCCCTCGGATGATCAGGTAGTCGTGACCGACGTCGAGCGCGGCGTCCGGGACGAGGAAGCCGATGCCGGTGATAGGGTCGTCGGCGGAGATGTTGAACCGCTTGGCCACCCGCAGGTACTGCTGGCTGATCAGCTTGGCCATCACGCGCGCCCAGGCCGGGGCCTTGGCATCAGTGACGGTGTCGTCGAAGTAGCCGGTCTGGTAGCTGACTGAGAGGTCGGCATAGATCGGCGTCCGGACCCTGTGCTTGAGCACCTGACCCTCGGCGATCCAGTCCGTGAGGAGGTAGGGGGTGGCCGGGTAGAAAGCACTCACGTCGGTGAGTCCGCGCGTCACGCGGTAGCGCAGGCAGACCTCGTCAGCGCCGGACACCTCGACGCGCTCGCCGGCGATGGCGGCCCACGCGATCGGGCCGCAGAGCTCCTCGACCTTCTGGCAGGCGATCTCCGCGGCGTCCTCGAACTTGTCCTGGTCGAAAGCCTGCTTGGCGCCGGCAGTGCCCCGCAGGTCCTCCGCTGTGATCCATGCCATGGAGGCCTCCTAAGCCGAAGGCCCGGGGCCGGCGCTCCGTGGGCGCCGGCCCCGGGGTGGGGATCGGATCAGGCGGTGGGCGTGGTCTTGAACGCCTTGAACGCGTTGGCGTCCTGCAGGGTGCCGTCCCAGCGATCGAAGGCGATAAACCCGACCTGGGCGTTCTCTGCGTAGCGCTCCGCCAGGCGGAGCAGGATCGCCGAGCCGGTCACGTTGCGCGTGACGTAGGCGGTGCGGATGTCGCCGTAGCCGAGGCTCAGGCTGTTCTGCGCCAGGGTGGCCATGTCGTTGTTCACGATGGCCGGGCGACCGAGCAGCATGTCCGGGGCACCGACCTGCACCGACGGCTGCCAGATGGGCAGGCCGGTGGTGTCCTTCAGCTTCCGGATCGCCTTGCGAACGCTCTGGTGCATCATGAACTTGGCATTCGGGCTGTTGCCGTAGGCCGGGTCGAGCGACTCCTGCAGGTCGATCAGGTCGTCGTAGGCGATGCCCTTGGTGGTGGCGATCGAGCCAGACCCGGTGACGCCGATGGTCGCGGAGACCATGATGCCGTCGGGGGTGGTGGTACCGGCGCCGACCGTGAACTTCGAGGACAGGATGCGGCCGATCCGCTCGCCGAGCTTGCGGGCCAGCCACTGCTCGGAGACGGTCGAGTCCTGCAGGAACTGCAGCGAGGCCAGGACGATCTTGCTGGAGAACATGTAGGCGTCGAGCTGGCTCTGCGTGAACGCCAGATCCTGCGCCGTGGCCGGGGAGTTCTCACCGAGCTGCTCACCGATGTTGCCGGTGTCGTCGTTGCCGGGCCACGGCATGGTGGCGCCGGACTCGGTGGAGATGAACTCCGACTCGGTGAGCATG